CCTCGGTCTTGTTGGTGAGTGCGGAGTAGTCCGAAGACTTCTCCGTCTTCACGCGCTGGAGCTTCATCCGTAGTGCGGAGTAGAACTTCCAGGCTTTGCCGCCTTGAACCGTGATCTGGTCGCCGTATCCCACCGTGTTGATGGCCGCACGGATCTGGCTGATGCCGATGACCGCCGATCCTGTCTTGTTGATCCTGCCCTTGAGTTTGGGAAGGAACTGCGACCAAACGGCAGCGTTCATACCCAAGCGCCCCTGGTCGGCAGATTCCGCGATGGACTTCTCAAAGTATTTCCTCGGAACGCCTGCGCCCACGGAGTCCAACACGATGAGGTCAACACCCGCCGAAGCCATCGTCCAAAGGATGGCGATGCCATCATCCAACGTGTCGGGCTGGCACAGCATGAACTTGTCTTCTTCACCGATGGGTACGCCCAGGGATAGTGCGTAATCAGGAACGATCTCGTGCTCCCAGTCGATGTAACCGACCACTCCACCGTTTTTGCAAGTCTCGGCTGCGGCTTCCAACGAGATGGTCGTCTTGCCGGAGCCCTCGTGACCGTACAGGTTGAGGATACGGCCCTTCGGTAGTCCCGGGCACGGAGACACCCCATGCCGGTTGGGCTTGCCGCCAATGAGGTGGTTGAGAATCAACGACCCCATGGGAAGATGGGGTAGTGACTGTCGAGCCATCTTGGGATCAAGGTTGGACTCCCAGTCGTTCGACTTGAGCGCCTTGTTCACCATGTCCCGAACTTGGCCTAGTTTCCCTTTGCCACTTCCGGTCGCCCTCGTGGTTTTCTTGGAGACTTTTTTCTTGGTGGTTTTCTTCGCGGTTTTCTTTGCCATCGGTAATCCTTTTACTCCACGGACCAGAGGTGGAAACGCTCGGACTCTCGGTGCAGGATGCCCTTGAGTTCAATCTGCCCGGCTTTCTTGCCTCGGACGTAGGTGTGTATCTTGGTGAATGTGCGCTTCTCAACAAAAGTGAGTTCGTCTTCGGTGATGAGGCCGGCGTAGAGTTCCCAAAATCGTCCTGCCGCTTGGGCGACGTGGTAGGCATCGGCCTCGTTGTGGTCCCAGTTTCCTCCGCCTGTGTCGTCTTTGGCGGCGTCCACCATGTCCGCCTTTTGCATCTTCCAACCCTTTGGTCGGCCGAGAATCTCTTTGGCAAACGCCTTCACTTGGGGAGGTGCGAAAAACACCAAATCTTGAGCGTGGCCTCGGATGGACTCCAGGCTAAACAGAAACAACCCGTACATGCCTTCGGAGTAAGTGTCGTTGAAAACCGGGTGTTCGATGCCCATGGCATCCGGTTCCAACCTCTCAATCAGTTCATCTAGGAGATCCCGCAAATGAAGGTAGCGCGAGATGTCATCGGGGAACTCTCTCGGCTTTGTCCGAAACCGGCCCCGCTCAATACACCGATCAGCCCCGAAGCCTTCGGTGTCGTGTAGTGCCCAACCGTAATTCGTGAGCGAAGGGTCGAGCCCCAAGACCCTCATAACCTTTTTTGTTGTTCCTTACGTTTTGCCCAAAACAATCTGGCGGCTTCCGATCTTCGCTGTCTTTCTTCGGGAGTCATGGTTCTTGGTCCTTTGGAAGACTCCGACATTTTACGCTTCGTTTCTTCACTATGACTTCGGCCTGCGAACCCAGGAGCTTTAGTTCCTTTAGATTTATGCGTCTTGCTGATCTTCGCTTTTGTTGATTCGGGGCACGGGTGTTTCGCCCCTTCCGCAATCTTCCTTTTAGCGTCATCTGTGTGCTCCCAACCAGTTCGGAGTCTATTGAATTCCGCCGTCCACGGACGCTTTTGCCCGGTAAGCCCTTCACTGATTTTGCGTTTGGTCGCCTCCGTAAAAATGTGATTTTTACGGGCTTCACGAAGTTTTCGCCGGGTGTCCTCACTGGGACGACGTGCCCTAAACTTTGCCTTGGTCTCCTCAGAATGGTTGAACCCCTTATGGATTCCCTCGGAACTTCTGGAAATGTTGACGCATCCCGGGCGCCCTACATTTTCATCCAGCCAGTGTTTCTCCGCTGCCCTGTGTTCCTCTTCTGGTAAAAGTTCCAACGCACGAGGTTCAAACCGACCTTCTCTGTTGAACACGGCTTGGGCATGGGGGTTAGGATGATTTCCGTTTAGCAACTGTCGTTTGTGGCACCTCCAACGAGAGGAGAAGTTGCAACTTCTCCCGCCGTAATAGTGCTTATCCGAAAGCCAGATGATGTAAAGTCCGCCAGACACAACGCACCTAGGCTTTGTGAGAGAGGGGTCCAGACCGAGAATTCGCATCTGGACCCCTCTAACACTCCCCCGGTTAGTCGTCCAACATCGAACCGATCAGATCATCAACCTCGCCGGATCCTGCGACCGACGAAGTATCACCACCCACGGGACCGGAGACCTCTTGGCCCATGCGCTCCCGAAGCTGGTCGATGGTCAAATCCATCCCGATCTCTCGGGGCAGACTCGGAGCCAGAGCACGCGCACGCTCAAGAATGAACTGAGCGAGAGCCTGTCCGTCCGCGTTCGTGGCCTTGAGCATCTCCTTGAAGATGTTGCTCTTGGCCGGCAAGAAGTTGAACTTCTGGAACTGAGGGTCTTCGCACTCGGCGGAGAGATCCCAGTCCCACATGGGGTAGCCACTCAAGTGCATCTTCTTGAGCCGCTCGTACTTGTCCATGGAGAAGATCCAAGGCATCACTTCCGGCTTCTGGCTGAATAGTGAGTTCTTGGTGGGCTTCCCCTTCTCCAACGGCCACTGCACCACGATGGTGGCGATCATCGTCTTGGGAGCCTTACCCGCCAATTGCGTGTACTCCGGTCCCTTGTTGATGATGTACCCGACACCCGGGATGTAGTTGCGAGGCGCTGCGACGAACTTCGGCGTCAACGCCTCATCTGGTTGTCCCTCGGGGGGCTCAAGGTTGGCAGCGGTGAAATCCGCTCCTTCCTCCATGCCCGGCCAAAGAGCGAAACCTAGTCGGTAGGTGACGCCCTTTTCGCCCTTGAACTTGTTGGCTCGTGTGGAGATTCCGGCATCGTTCTGGCCGAAACCGAAGGTTTGAAACATATCTGACATTGGTTGTTGCTTTCCTAGTGCTGTGGTTGTGTTGATGGCGTTGTCTGTTAGACGGTGCCGCTGTTGTGGTTTTACCCCGTTTGGGGTGGCTATGAATCAGTCGTCTGCAAGGCTGCTGATGAGATCCTCGATGGAGCCCTCATCAGGGTGTTCTGAGGCTTCTGCCTCGGGTGGAGTCGGGTCGAGGTCATCAAGAAACTGGTCGGTTTCTTCTGACGAATGGTCGTCTTCGGGGAGGTCCCCCTCGGCATCCTCATCGGGAATGAGGGGTTCTTCGATGTCGTCATAGGAAGGATCTTCGCTTTCCTCATCGTCACTTTCGCCGTCAGCACTTTCCTCAACAACATCTTCTTCAACATCAAGATCGGCGGCGTGGAACTCAATCACATTACCCGCGACCGGGGCCGGATCGTCATGGTCATCTTCGACGACGATTTCCTCGTCCGTTTCTTCCTCGACGGTTTCTTCTTCCTCTGCTGCTTCTGCGTCGTCGTCCTCATCAGGGAAATCTACAGAGTCATCGACGCTGGAGAGCAGAGAGTTGATGTCGTTCAAACTGGCGTCGGTGTCGGTGTCGGGAGCGGCCTTCCCCCAACGCGCCCCCATGCCCAGGTCGTGTTCGATCAGTTTCATCTGATCTCGCATCCGTCCCTGACTGTCTTTCAAATCCGTCCGTCTGGATTTGATCGCAGCCATGAGGATCTCCAGGTCTTCGGCCCTCGCAGCCAAATCCTCGATCTCCTCAATCTGCGGTCGTAGTTTGTTGTTGGCGAGGTCTTCACGCTCACCCTGCGACCGGCCCATTCGACACTTGGGGTCGTTGACCATCAGGTCGCGGCGCTCTAGTTCGTAGAGGAGTCGCTTCGACCGGGTAGCTCGTGTGTACCAGTGCAGATCCTCGCTGGCTTGCAGGAAAATCTGCTCAACCCGTGTGAGCATCGACCGGACCTTGGCGATCCGATTCTGAAACCGCACGGGGCCTAGTGCGATGGGGTTGGGGTCGAGCCGAACCGTCATCCGCTTGAGTTCGTCGTAGACATCCTCAAGACGTTCGCGGTCTACAACCGGAACCGGCTCGATGACTTCTTTCTTAGGATTCAGACTTGTCGCCATCACTGCTCTTGCCTCCCATCACCTTCTGGATGAGGCGGCCGTATTGGTTCTTCACCCCCGACACGGCATCGGAGAAGTATTTGTTTGAGATACTACCGTTGGCGTGGGCCGATTCTAAGGCCGCAACGTCAGCCGTCATGGCGATCATGTAGTGTGCGACCCGCGCCTCCTTCAAGGTCATGCCCTGGGAGGAGAAAGCGGCATCATCCGCGGGCGTCGCCATCACGTCCGCTCCAGGGCCCCCGTGGTCGTCCTGTACGCTTTGCCAGCCAGCCGAGAAGCCAGCGAAGGAGTCTCCGTTGCGTCCCTTCACGGAGCGCGTAGCGACGACCTTCGTCACCCGGATCTTGTCACGAATGGCCCGAAGTTGAGCCTTGAGTTCTGTGTTGTCGATGCTTTCGTCAGACATTTTGGTCAATCGCCCAGGTCTTTCCGTTTAGGGCTCTCCTACCTGATGTACGCCAACGACGACGGTTGTGAATCACTCGTCCAGAAGGGCCAGTAGCCGGTCTGCGAACAAGGTGTTGCGGCCGTCTGCCTTGTTATTGTCTACGGCTTTCACCATAGCTTCGGGGTGCCCCACGAGGATCACCTTCTTCCGGGCCCGGGTGATGGCCGTGTAAAGGAGGTTCCGTTGAAGCTGTCGGCCAAAACTGTTTGACCACGGCATGAGGATCACATCGTATTCCTGCCCCTGGCTTTTGTGGACCGTCACGCAATAGGCCATGCGGAGATGTGCCGGCGCTTCTTTGAAAGACATCCGAACGTGGATGGTAGGCGGACCCCAAATCTTGATTTCGATCTGCTTGGTCTTCTGATCCAGGCTCACGACCTTCCCGACATCACCGTTGAAGATCTCGTACCTGTAGTTGTTCTTGGACACCATGATCCGGTCGCCTTCGCGGATCGTCTCGGGGCCAAGCCTCATCTCTTTCAAACCAGGGGACTTCGGGTTGAGCAAATCTCGGATGCGCACGTTGAGGTTCGTAACGCCCAACTGGCCGGAGTGTCGTGGGGAAAGAACCTGAAAGTTCACTCGCTTGTCGTAGAGCTTCTTGACGGTAGCGGTGAGTGTGTCCTGTATCTTCGTTTCATTCTTGACCTCGGCGAACGTGAAGTCTTTGCTCTTTCCTGTAAACGTCGGGACTGCCCCGCTGTGGATGGCATGAGCAGCAAGCACGATGTCGCTGGCTTCGTCCTGACGGAAAATCTCTTTCAGATCGACCACCGGGAACAGTTCCGTGGTGATCATGTCCCTCAACACGTTGCCAGGGCCCACACTCGGAAGCTGTGCCGCATCCCCAACGAACACCAGGCGACAGTTCTTGCTCGTGCAGTTGAGCAAACGGAACAGCAAATGCTGATCCACCATCGAAGATTCGTCGCAAATGACGACCTTGGCCGGGTGCGGCTGCAAAGAAGAGAAACTCCAGAACTCGTTTGAACCGTCTCCTCCGATCTCCCCACTCGATGCCCCAACAACCCCTGCGTAGGTGGACTCACGGTCGTTGTCTCCATCGATCCCCTTGGCTCCGAAGGCTCTGTGGATAGTAGAAGCCTCGGCCCCGGTGACGGAGGACAGTCTCTTTGCGGCAATCCCTGTCGGAGCCACGAGCAAGAAAGGGATGCCAGCGTCTTGTAGAACCTTGACCACAACCCTCAACGTGGTGGTCTTGCCGGTGCCGGGGAGACCCGT